ATGAGGTAAGTAATGGATTTAATAAAAAAGTGGTTTATGCATCAATAAAATCTCAATTTTATAACAATGCAGCAACCGCATCATTATTAACGGAAGTTGGTAGGAGAATTTCATATGCATCAACAAACGAAAGAGTATTAGAAGATGATATAGCTGTATTTTCTATTCCACAAATATATTATGGTGAGGGAATAAAGCCTGGTACTGTTGTATTACAAGATGAACAATTGGGTAGAACATATACTGATGATGGATATTCTAATTTAAAATATGGTAATGATATAAAAGGTAATATATTTTATGATAGAGGATTGGTAGTTGTAGCTAAAGATATAGTTAGTGGTTCTGTTTTATCTCAATTTACTTTAAACTTTCGTTCAACTAAAACAATATATGAAAATGAAATATTCATTTCAGTATTAGAAAATGAATTTAACTTTTCTCAAAATCCAACTGCAGTAAGTGAAACTGATGGTGTTGTAAATACATATACAGTACAAAGACCTGGTTCAATAAGACCCGATGATTTGGTAACTAAATCTTTTTATAATGCTGGCACAAAAATTATTAATACTGAATTTAATTATTATGAAGATTATGTTAGTTTAGACCCAACTGGTTCATTTTTAGCACCATATATTACTACAATTGCATTATATGATAATGAGTTAAATATGGTTGCAGTAGCTAAATTACCACAACCAATCAAATCAACGCCAGACTATCCAATAAACTTTATTATTAGATTTGATTCGTAAAAAGGTTTTACTTTATATTTATATTCAAATAAACAAACAAAATGGCAAGTATTTTAGACATATACAAAAAAACACCACCTAAAACAGGTATGATAGATACTAAAGGAAAGGATAAAACACCTTTAAATCCAGATGGTGGAAAAAATCTAGCAACAGACGAAGGTAAATTAAAAAAAGCTAGAGGTGGGGAATTGAATAGTACTAAAAAATATTCTGATTCCGTTACAAATAAGTAATCAATGAGTTGGAAATTTAATGGAAATATTGTTACAGAGGAAAACACACCGGAAGGTGCAGTTGGGTTTGTCTATAAAATGATACACATACCAACTGGTAGATTTTATATAGGGAAGAAATCCCTAAATCAAGTTCGAAGATTGAAGCCCCTTAAGGGCAAGACTAGAAAGAGAGTTGTTAGAAGTGCTTCCGATTGGGAGAAATACTATTCATCAAACGAATGGATTAAATCCGAAGTAAAAGAGGGTAGAGCTGGTGATTTTGAAAGAGAAATCATTCAGTTTTGCTTTTCAAAGAAATCCTTATCATATTACGAAATTAAATGGCAGTTTCATTACGATGTACTAGCCAATGACCAAGCAATAAACGAAAACCTTATGGGAAAATTCTTCCGTAAGGATATTATAAATTAAAGTTATGACAATACCTGAAATTGCAAAGAAGTACGGAATCTCCGAAGCTTATTTAAACGCAAAAGATGATGCACTTCAAATAGCAGCTGCATCAATCATAGACCTCAAAGGAATGTTGGAAGCAAACCAACCAAAAGCACCAATTGCAGCAAAAATGCAGTTTTTAGCTGATTTCCTTTACGATGTAAAGAATTCCAACCATTAATTTGGTTATATCCCAAAAAATTCGTATATTTGTGATATAATATCTAATTAATGCTATCTGGGAAGAATAAACTAACGGTCATTAACATTTTGGACACCGCATTGGGTGTAGGTTCATCTCTTAAGGGAAATGAACAGGCACATCATTGTCCATTTTGTAATCACCATAAAAAGAAACTTCAAGTAAATTTAGATACACAAAGATGGCATTGTTGGGTATGTGATTCTAAAGGTAGGAGTATTCAATCCCTTCTTCGCAAACTCAATGTAGATATAAGAGACCTTAATAGATTAAAAGATATCTATGGTGAGGATGATTATACATTAGTTGAAAAAGATGAGTATGTAGCCAAGTTACAATTACCATCGGAATTCAAACAACTTCATTTCAAACCAAAAGGATTCAACCCTGAATATAATCAAGCAATTAATTACTTAAAAGAAAGAGGTATTACACAAGCTGATATCGTTAAATACAATATTGGGTATTGCTCGGAGGGATTATATTTTGGTAGAGTTATTGTTCCATCCTATGATGAGAATGGTGACTTGAATTACTTTGTAGCTCGTTCATATTACAAAGAAGAACGAATGAAATATAAGAATCCTCCGGTTAATAGAGATGTGATTGTGTTTGATAATCAAATCAATTGGAATGAACCTATTACTTTATGTGAGGGTGTGTTTGATTCATTCTCAATTAAGAGAAATTGTATTCCTTTGCTTGGTAAGTTCTTATTGAGTAAATTAAAGAATAAGATTATAGAGAAAGGTGTTAAAGAAGTAACTATTATGTTAGATTCAGATGCAATTGCAGATTCAACTAAACATACTGATTACTTTTTAAAGAACGGAATCAAAGTTCGTAACATTATACCAACCGATAAGGATGCTGGTGAGATGGGATTTAAAAAAGTAAACGAACTCCTAAAAGGAGCAAAACAAACTGGATGGGATGACTTAGTTCTATCCAAATTAAATAATATATGAATAAATTAAAAACAATTTATCACATTGCGGATATACACATCCGAAATATCAAAAGACATAAAGAGTTTAGAGAAGTATTCTATACGATGTTTGATGAGATTAAGAAAAGAGGAACTGAGGATGCTATTATTTACTTAGCTGGGGATATAGCTCATGCTAAATTGGAAATGAGTCCTGAATTGGTTAGTGAGATTAGCTGGTTGTTTACGGAATGTAACAAACTATGTCCTACAATTGTAATCGCTGGTAATCACGATTGTAATATGAATAATTCGGACAGAATGGATGTACTTACTCCAATCGTTGATGCATTGAAATTACCAAACCTAACTTATTTAAGAGATACGCAAGTTTATGGCATTGGTGGAGTTGATTTTGCAGTATTCAGTATATTTGATAACAAAGATAATTGGCCTAAAGCAAACACTCTATTTGGAAACAAAAAGATTGCACTATTTCACGGACCTGTTGATAACTCTACAACTGATGTAGGGTATGTGGTTAGTAGTAGGCACTTTACAACTGATATATTTGATGGATATGATTTAGCCCTATTGGGAGATATCCATAAAAGACAAGAGATGATATCACCAAGCGGATGTAAGGTGGTATATGCTGGCTCTTTGGTACAACAAAACTTCGGTGAAACCCTTGACAAGCACGGATTCTTAGCTTGGGATTTGGATACAATGACTTATGAAGAAATTGATATCAAAAACGATTATGGTTATTACACTTTAGATGTTGATGGTGGTATTGTGCCGGATGTAACTGATATGCCATTGTATCCTCGTTTAAGAGTGAGGGTAACTAATACGGATACCGCAGATACTAAAAGAATGATGGCTGATATTACGGCAAAGTATGGTGTGGAAGATTTTACAATTATTAGAACGGATTCATTCAATAAGAAAAAAACAAACGATAGAGAAACTAGATTAGAAATAGATGATATTGCGGACATCAATTACCAAAACTCATTAGTAGCAGAGTACATTGATAGAATGATGCCATTTGTGACAAAGGAGGACTTAGCAGGTATTGAAAAAATAAATCGTGACATTAATAGCAGAATACAACCATCAGAACTACAAAGGAATATAAGCTGGAGACCAATTAAGTTTGATTTCAGTAATATGTTTTCATACGGAGAGAGAAACGTAATCAACTTCGATAAGGTAAACGGACTGATGGGATTATTCGCACCAAATGCACAGGGAAAATCCAGTCTATTTGATGCAATCTCATTCTGCTTGTTTGATAAGTGTAGTAGAGCGTATAAGGCATCTGCAATTATGAATAACCGCAAATCAGATTTCCATTGTCAATTAGAGTTCTCAATTGATGGGGTTACTTATGGTATCCGTAGAGAAGGAAGAACTATTAATAAGGGTAAGAACGTTAAAGTAGATGTGGACTTTTGGAGAGAGGGAATTAACGGAAAGGAATCCCTAAACGGAACGGAAAGAAGGGATACAAACCAAGTCATTGAAACCTATGTAGGAAGATATGAGGATTTCGTTATGACAGCACTTTCACTACAAAGTAACAATGCTCTATTCATTGATAAATCACAATCCGAAATGAAAGATTTGATGGCTCAGTTTATGGGATTGGATATATTTGATAAGCTGTATGATACTGCTACCAACGATATCAAAGATGTGAATGCACTTATCAGAAATTTCAGAAAAACCGACTTCACTTCCGAATTAGCCCAAAACGAAACTACACTAAATTCTAAAAGAGAGGAGTACGACGGGTTAGATGCTGAGAAGTTA